ACATATATATTGTATTTGCCATTTCGGTTAAGTGTTGCAAGCCGTTCAAGTTCCGCAACTCCACCGTTATTTCTTTCAAATGCAACTGTGGGTTTAACTCCTGTTTGTTCATATATTTTCTCTGCTTCCCGATGTAGTATTGGTGTCATCTCAGTCGCGAGGACATTGGAATGATAAACCAAAGGCACATCTAAATTAGTTTTACTTAAGAACTGAGCTGTACAATAATCCGGGCCACCCCATGCTGTGTCGGCTGCCACTATTACGAACTCTCCCTTTTCCCATTCCCTATATCTACGAAGCATAAGACACTCTCTGTAAGTGTATACAGTTCTTTATGATTGGTGTTCCTCTACGCATTGATAGGCTCCTTAGCGTTTTCTAGGTAGTATCTCATAGCCTCCATATCAAAGTATGTGTCACCCGATGTCAGAAATGCCTCTAAGTCTGTTAGGGGATATTCTTGTGGACCTAGTCTACCCAAGTCTTTACGCTTCTTAGTAACGTATTCTTTAGGGTATTCCCAATAGGGTGAGTAGAACAGTGGGGCAAAAGAGTTCTCTCCTAGTTTAGCGTTGTCCCATGTTGTCTTGTAGGTGTTAAAGCCGTTAGCTGTGGTTTCTAGTATCTTATGGGCGGAAGGCACACATGCCTCTCCAACGCCGGCCATCAACTGTTCTAGGTCTGCTAATGACACTTCAGTTAAGTGTAGAAAGGTTATATCATCACCCCTGCCGAATGAGGTGTTGCCGAATGTCCCCACCTGTAGAATGTTCTGGTAATAGTCGTATCCTCCTTGAGCGTTCTTAATCTTGCCCTCTAGCGCCATCGTGTTCTTGGAGTTGTATTTAAATGCTACTCTCAGACCGTTTATGTGTTCGTATGCCTTTATATAGTACTTAGCCCTGACTAGTTGCTTCTCCGATGCCTCCTGCTCAAAGGACATGCTCACACACTTCACATTCTTACCCGTTAGAAACTTAGTTGTTGCTATACCTAGCGCGTCTGAGCTGAACCCCATCTTTCTAGCTTTTAATATAAGTATGTCTAGATAGAATTGCATGTGCCAGTTAAGTGAGTGTTGGGCAGGTTGCATGTTAAAGGGTACAGCCCGTTGGTCTTTGTCTACTATCTTGAAGTTCTCAGCCATAAACTTCTCGTAGGCATCCTGGCTAAAACCTGTCTCTACCTTGTCTGGTGTGCCCATTAAGGGGTTGGGGTAGTCTGATAGGTTATAAGCCATACTTTTCCCTCTGTGCTTCTATGTGGGCGTGGAAGTGTACTGATGGACCGTCTTTATCCTGTCCTACACCCATTAGTTTAAGTGCCCTATCACTTCCTTTAAGTTGTGTCGGTATATCTTCTGTTACCTCACCGGTGTATTCGTTTTGCTTAACAGCGTTGAGAGCTTTGCCTATTGGGGCGATTGATGTGTCTAGTGTTATACCGTGTTTTATGAGTGCTTTCTCTAGTGCATCCTTGACATGTGGCTTCGTAAGTGTTTTGTGAGTATTAGCTCTTGCTACTTCGTTCTCTGTTGCTTCTATGCCACTGACCCCTGTTGAGTAGCCTGCTTCTTTGTATGCCTGTATGTGTGTTAGTCCTCTAGCTTTGCCTTCTGCTAGTTTAGTCTCTTTTATTGTTAGTTTCTTGTGTTTCTTGTGTTGGGCGGGTTTGCTGGGTTTGCTGGGTTTAGGAGTGTTGGAGTCCATTGAAGGTCTTTCCTTATGTTACTTGTGGTTACTCTACCATAGTTCGTAGTTTATACACAGCTTTATATAAATACCATTGACATATAGCTAACGGTCATGGTAAGATGTGTTTAGTGAAATGCTATAAGGAGCAAACCAAGGAGCAAATCGCTGAACATTACAATTTGAGAGCCTTTATAGGGATAGATTCAACAGGTGAGTGGCGCAACTCCGCATGACAATACTAATAGAGCCTGTTATCTATCCTTGAGGGTTTAAATAATAAAGGGAGTGAAGATGAATAAATTAAGAATAGTTGGACTAGTAATATTGGGTTTGATTATAGCGATAGTAGCACTGGGTGTGATGTTCCCGGGCGAAGACAGCCCCAAACCGGTAACACAGCTTACAAAAGCCGAGTACATAGCCCTGGCTATAGAGAACACCCCAGAGACAGACACATACGTTACCAAGTGTTTCTACTCTCAGTACATCGACAAGTACGGCGTAACTACCACGCTCAAGTTTGACGTTGAGTCACAGAAAGAGAGCTACGTGTATACCGACGAACAACTCGACTTAATGATAGGTTGTTTATAGGCTGGTCAAGTAACTACTGCTTAGTTGGCTTATAGTTAAATACTCAGTTGATTTACTTCACTGGGTATTTTTTATTCAACCTTATTGAAAACACAGAGAAACGGCTGCAAGAGACACCCCCCGTACCCCCCACAGCGAATAAACCTGTAGTGAGTACGGAGGATTATATTGAAAGACACTGGAGAATCCGTATGCTTGTCAACACCTGCAAGTCCGTATAGCCTTGCCAGTCATAGTCTCGTTATACCATCCCGTTCAAGTCCATTTCTGCACAATGTCGGAAGTCGATAGGAGTATAGCTTTCTGGAGTTCCACCAGTCTAAGATTATGTCCCTGAACACAAAATAGTATTTAATAACACAAAGTAGTATCAAATAACTTGCGTTAGTGCTATACTAACACGTGAAGTAGTATCAAGTAAACACCCCGCCCTAAAAAGCGGGGATTTTCTTTTACCATTGACATAATGCTAACGGTATGATAAGCTACGTCTACCATTAAGCAATAAGGAGCTAATAAAATGGATATTAAATATAAAGTAGTAGGCGCGATTGGTGCTGTAGCAATAGTAACCAACCCCCTAACAAATCAGTACATCATCCAAGGAATAGAGTTTGCATTGATTGAATCAGTTATCATTGCACCGTACGCAGCAGTACTGTTCGCTGCAAGTGTTGTGTTTTTACTAGGTGGATATTACGCCACTAGTAACAAGGTAAAGACTAAGGGTAGCAAGAAGAAAAACCCTAAGTCGGCTATGAAGTACGAAGATATAAACAGCGTAAATAAAGCATTGACAGGCAACTAATGGGTACTGCTATACTCTAAGATACTCTAACGAGTAGCACTTAAACAAGGAGAACAAAGGGGCTGACTGACAGCGACTGATTCCCCGGCTTATGTTGACTGAATTATTAGTGGCTGGACTTATATATACTTCCAACCCAATATTAGAGAAGACAACACCCGAAATTGTAACCGAACAAGTAATTGAAGAAGAACCAAAACCAAAAGAACTAACAATACAAGAAAAGATAGACTCTAACTTTTATAAGTGTGATGAGGCTATTCAATATATACGAGCAGACAACGCAGAGTGCCTAGACAAGCCTATTGCAGTTGCACCAGTACAACAGACCACAACGACCACAAAAGCCCGTACAACGACCGTACGAGGCTCTAACGTGCCGTCTGGTTGGTATCCTTACGGCCAATGTACTTGGTACGTCTGGACTAAGCGCAGTGTAGGTAACTGGAACAATGCAAACTCATGGTTATGGCAGGCGCGGAGAGATGGCTACGCAACAGGCTCAACACCGCAGGTTGGTGCAATAGCTTGGCAACCAGGCCATGTAGCGTACGTTTCATCTGTACACTCCAACGGAACAGTCACAGTGAGCGAATACAACTACAGTGTATCGAGAGGCTATTCAAGCCGCACCGTACCCGCCAGCACATTCACTTACATCTATTAGGTATACGCAATAGAAAAGCCCCCAAGAGATTTGCAATAAGGAGCATGTCTTCTTTTTTGTGGGGGCTTTATGGAATCTTACACTTATCCACAGGCTTAGTCAATATACCGCTTGCATTATACCGTTAGCTTATGATAGTATTGAGGTACTAAGCAATAAGGAGCGAAGTTATGAGCAACAATGTAAATGAACAATTATTAGAACGAGCAGAGGAGGCGTTGAGCCTTGCCTACTACTGGAGTGAGTATTGGGTAGGAACGCTACACGAGGACTTACTAACACAGGCAGCCGAAACGGCTGTACAGCATATCGGGGACAACAACCTTGATGACCTCTTCAGCATCAGCGTACCGAAGCTAGACGGCCACATTAAGAACGCATACCAGGCAGCGCTTGAATTGGAGTACCAACCTAATGAGGGGTAGAACTACATCACCAGACCCGAAAGTAGACGAGTTCTGGAGCGATTTAATAACTATATGGGAGCAAAACAATGGATAACGGAAGCGGAGATTACGACTGCCGACCTGGTGGAGATTGCGATATATGCAACCCGTAAGTAATAAGGATAGCAAAGGAGATTTAAGTAATGGGCCACGCAACTGAAGTTAAGGTTGTCGGACTCAGCTTTCGCAAGGTAACTACCAAGCTGGAGCGGGGCGACAAAGTTAAGCTCATACCAGAGCCAGACAAGTATCGCAATAGGGTCAAGTATGTAGTACAATGTTCAGAGGGGGAATATAATGCAATCAAAGCAATGCAACCAAAAAAACTGTGAACATGAGGCAAAGGGGAGCAAGGGAATGTGCTATATGCACTACAAGCGTTTTACAGACGGCAAGCCAATGGACGCTCCGAGACGTGGACAACACCATGACGGCAGAGAATCGCACCCGTATTACAAAATCTACAAGTCTATGAAGGGCAGATGTTACACAGAACGGCACACCTCCTATGCACACTATGGCGGTAAAGGAATTAAGGTTTGCGACAAGTGGCTAAAAGGGAAAAATGGTTTCTGGAACTTTGTAAAAGACATGGGGGGCAAGCCAAAAGGACATACCATCGACAGGATAGATTCAGACGGAGACTACACCCCCGATAATTGCAGATGGGCAAACAGTTACCTGCAGGGGCAAAATAAACGTAAGTGTGCTAACAGGCTTGGATACTACGGTATAAGAATGCATAAAGAGAAGTTCCAGCCCTACTACAATCACAAAGGAAGAATGCTGTCCCTAGGCACGTACGACACGCTGGACGAGGCTATAGCTGTTCGGAGAAGACTTGAATCGTCAGTAGACGCATATAAGGAAGCCGACAAGATTAGAAGCGAGTTCAAAATAATCAACAGAAAACGCAGGGGTGGCTGGCAAACTACTAACGGCAAATGGAAAACGTCAATATCGGTGAACGGCAAGAGGCATAACATGGGCACTTTCGATACACAGGAGGAAGCCATCAAGGAAAGGGACTTATGGATTACAAAGAACTTACAAAACGCATAAACGGCAGAGACGTAGTGTCCGTATCGGGCTACAAGGACGGTGAATGTACAGTCGAGTTGGCGGAAAGGGCTGGTGGGTACTATGACCCGAACGCTCTGTCGGTGCAGACCACAGACGGGGAGATGCTCGGCTATGTCGGGAAGAAAGACCCACTGCGGTTAAAGATGCTCAAGAAAGCCAACAAAGAAGAAGTGACTCTGCCCGTACTCATAACCAACTACCACGAAGAAGGCAAAGAGAAGTTGTGGAAGTCGGCAGAACCTGGGGATATGGTGCAACTCTGGCTACGGGCGTTTAGCAAGACACCGCTAGAGGATAACTCCTTCGAAGAGATTGAATCATTTACCGGCGAGAAGGTACTTTGGAGTGAACACCTACACATCTGTACAGACCTAGACGGTAAGGAGCTGATGGGCGGGAGTACTTACGCATCACAGTTCGAGGCAGACTTCGACAGCGAAAGAATAGCTAAAGCCTACGCCAAGAAGAACGGCTTAGATAAAGATGAGGTACTAGAGTACTGGGAGAGCCTAGGTAAGGTGTCTATGGACTACGGAACTTCGGTTCATAAAGCGATGGACCATTACAACAAACACTATAAGACGTTCGGACACGATGGAGCTATGCCACGCCAGCCACATCTAAGGGTTGCGGTATTAGCCTACTTAAAAGTATCTGACTTTGAGAACTGCACAGCAGAACCTTTAATAACAGATATTGAAAAAGGTATGAGTGGCTGGATTGACACACTAAGGTTTGTGGATGGGGAAGTTTACGTAGAGGATTACAAAACCAACACCTTCAACACCGAGGCAGACTACCGCAAGAAGTGGCCTAAGAAGATGAAGACCTACCAAAGTCAGATGAACTATTACGGAACAATTCTACAGAACCACGGCTACAAAGTAGCAGGTATAGTTATCTGGCATTGGCAAAACGGAGCATGGCAGCGACATTCATTCAAGTTCAAGGCAATTAAGGAGTATGTAAGGTGAAAACCCTCTGTAAGCATGAGCCACATCGAATCATAGACAATATATTCGAGCCTAAATACAGTACAAAGGAGGTGCTAATAAACGTGAACCATATAAGAAGGTCGGTAGAGCATTACCTACTCAAGTTTACGAAGTGTGACTCTATGAAGGGTTGGTATTACTTTAGCTTGAGAGACATAGAAAAGTGCAAAAGGCAGAAGAATGGTGCGGGTACTATGTTACTATTACCGCTAGGTAAGCTTGAGGACTTCGAGCCGAATAATAAATGTAATCATTAAAGGAGAATAAATAATGGATAAGACTAAACTAACACTAAGGAACGTGAACGTATTGTTCGCTAACTTGGAAGATGAAGGGTTCGGGCGCAGTTTAACGATTGACGCTACGGACGACAGTGTTAAGAAACAGATTACGGAGTGGGTTAAGACCAACAAGATTGGCAAGACTAGTCCAGGAGTACCAAACTTCAAAGAGTACGAGGGCAGGAAACAGTACGCTTTAAAGATAAGCGACTTTACTCAGTTCGCAGGGCTAGACGGATTGACTAAAGAGAACTTGGGCTTCGGGGCTACGGTGTCTCTAATAGCTAATGCGTTTGAGTACGACAACAAGTTCGGTAAGGGCGTGAGTGGTAGCCTAAGTGCGGTTGCCATAGAGAAGCGAGCTAGTACCGGAGCTGATGCAGACCTAGCCGAGCTACTCGGTAAAGCACCAGACGAAGTAGTACCAATGCCAACAGACGATGATGCGCCGATTTCGCTAGATTCAATTCCGTTTTGAGGGGGGGTAATATGACTGACAGAAAAAAACTATGGATGGCAAGCATGATAAA